CATACTCAAAACTCCTCAATAACAAAATAAATTAATAACGCTGATACGACCATATACAACAAAATACCGATACTGATTGCGACCATCATACCTTGATTACTCGCTCAATATTCAAAGCAATATCAAATTTACGCAATTGCTCATTGGCAAATTGTACCGCCGTTTGATATGAATCAAAAAGTAAACCATCACACACATAATAATATTCTAAATTTTCAAATCGATTGATAAGAAAATCTTTGAATGATTCTTTTTTCATTATTACCTCCAATTAAAAGACCATTATACAGGAAACTGGTAGAAATGTCAATACCCTGTATAATAGTCGACCAAACCGGTCAACTATTCAAAACTTAATCACAAATACTTACCGAACAACTAAGAATTAATTGCCGTTTTTCAATATCTACACCAACAATATTATCAGCATTTGACCACCGTAAGGCACCATAACCACTTTGATTGGTACCAAGTTTGCCAGCGTTTTTCCACGCTTCACAGATTGCCGAGGTCACCGCTGGTGTCAATTCACCATCATACTCGATATCCACCGAGTCCTTCCATGTGTCCTGATAGGACTCCATGCGGTGACTACCTTCTACCATTTTCCTAGTTTTCACTAATATTTTACCACCAAACATATTATCTCCCATAATAAGGTGAGAAAACAATATTTTTCACTTCCTCAGTCACCGTATCCAATGGCAGGTGCAATACTCTTGCTATCTGCTCATTGGTACGACCTTTGAGGTGAAATTCTTCAATGGCCAACCGTATTAATTGCTTTTCTGTCATAATTTTACTCCAATGTTAAATGTTCAATTTGCACATCCTCGGTTTCACCGAGGTTCTTGGTTGGTATCTGGTTTTGAACCAATTGCATGAATGCTACTGCCTTGTCATAACTCGAAAAAGCTCGTAGGTTCAACCATTCCCAACCAGAAAAATCGACCAACTGGCCAGATTTTACAATATACACATTCATAATAATACCACCATTAATAATAAACCAAATAAAAACACATATAAATCCAATTTATAAGTCATAAACAAACTCCTACTAATAATAACGATACACCGATACTGAACCGAATCAATATCTGCCGATCCTGCCAATCCATATTATTCAGCAAAATCAGTCCAATACTCTACTGCCTGCTCTGCCATGTCCAACGAGCAACCTAATGCTTGGGAGATTTGGTCGGCATTGTAACCACACTCCAATAATACCTGGACTTCATCCAGAAATGCTTTCATACCGCTCATACGGCCTCCAATTTCATAGTAAACTTATAATCACCAACAGGATACTTTACGAAACCGCTAGTATCTTTCTTTGCCTTGCCTTTGGCATATAGACCAACCACACAACCTTTAGGATCTAAAAAGCGTAAATCGCTATCATCACCATTAAATACGGATAGATTATGGTTGAAGAATTTCTTAGGCATCGCAGTACCTTTCTTGATACCGAATACCACAGCAATATTCAAACCTTCAGCCACGGCACGCTTACAATCCATATAATTACCATCTGCCATCGAGAATGTAAGATGATAATTTTTGATACCTGATACTTTACGACCAATCACCTTAGTATAATCATAAAATTGCACATCTGGGAATGCTGCAAATATGTTAGTGAAAACTTCACCTGCACGCACAACCTCATACTTTTCCCATGATAAATCGCTAGTACCATTTAAGCGAAATACAGGTACCAAACCTTTCTTAGCAGATTGTTTAATCGCCAATTCAATATCAGCAACTAACCACTCCATGAAATACTTCCGCTCTTCAAAGAAAAATGCCGTTTTACGCATCCGTGCTTCTTGAATAACATTGGTGGTAGTACCTTTCTTGAATAGACCACCACGACCTGCCGTATTCAAACAGGCAGATTTGCAACCTGCTGTCGCTTTCGGGCAAGTATTATAACCAGAAAGGTCAGAAGGTGCAAGGTGCAAAATGTAGGTATTGTAACCTTGTGCCAAACCTTTCAAAATCTTAGGATTGCCAGTAGATAATAATTTCATAATAATAATTTCCAATCAAATAATACAACCATTATACCAGAATGGCGGTGGATGTCAATAAAAATCGAACATCCGTTGTATAAAAACAACATAGAGACCTCTTTATTACTTTCCGTAATATAGTCGCTGGTGCTGTCGCCACACTGGTGCTCATTGCGGCTCTTAGTTTATTTCCGTGATTCTCCGCACATTTCCTACCATTTCCTGAGTATCCTAGAGAAAAGCTACTAAGGTACTCAGAAAAAAGCGGTGGTCTTACGAGGTTATTTGCCAATGGTCTTACAATATCTCCGCCACCTAAGGGATTAATCATTACTCTGCAGCTCTGTATAAATTACCTGTCCACCACTACGCTTTACTATAGCCACCTGGTTACAGCGAGCGGTCTCTACCTGCCAATACTCTGGCTTTTTGACTGTAAAATTAACCTCTATGGTTAACCCTATGTCCGCTTGAAGCATGGCCAATAGTGTTTTTTTATCGTTAAGTGGTAATAATTTAATACTATCAAGCATAAAAGGTATTCCTAAAATATTTGGTCGATTTTTGAGCTTTGGTTATCATATCCGACCAGTCACCTGTAAGAGCAGCTTTTTGTATATCTTTATTGACCCATTTGGTAAAACCTTTGCTAGTGGCAGAATTCATAGCTCGTTCTGCGTTAGGTGTTACCATACGGCTTAAAAATGGATCCGTGGTTAATTTTCTCATTTTATCCCTATATTGTATTATAATAATCTTACTAATGGCGCCTACTGAGAAGCGCCACTATAAAATCACTAAAAACAGCAGCTTACGCCGTTTTGGTAACTACCACTTTGGAAGGCTTTTTGTTAGCCTTGATAGCTTTGGCACCGACTGGATTGCGAAGCGCTTCGAGCTTTGCTTCAAGAGCGGCGATGCGGTCAGCTTTTTTCTGAGCACGCAATAAAGCGGAATTCTGCTTACGCTCAAAATTAGCTTGACGGTTAGCAGCAATATGCTCCTTAATCATAAATTTAATAGATTTTACCAAATTGCGCTTTTCGGCAACGGTTAAATTCTGGATGGTGTCAATATATGAAAACATGGTAATTCCTTTCTTTTCTGAGTTAATGAGATTATTATACAGGTATTGGCGGGCTTGTCAAATGGTATTTTTGCATGCCGTAAGCCATTGAGGCCATTGAGGATAATTCTTGACCGGATTGGTCGACTATTGAGGAGCTTAGAGGATTTTGGCGGATTGTGGTACGAATGCCCCTCTGGATGCCGTGTGGGGATTGACTCGGACGGGCGAGGTGCTCAGAGAGGCTGCTCGGGGATTCAGAGAGGACACGGCTCGGAGGCAATACAGACTGTTTTGCGCTGCTAAAAAAGTTTTGCCCCAGGTCGGATGCAATATTCAGTAACTTTTTTTCTCGGCTATTTTTCCAGGATTTTCGAATTCCTGGATTTTTTTCCAGGAGGCCCCAGAGGATTTTATCGTTTTGCTACTTTGTCTAGTCCTCGGAGTTCATATACCTTTTCTTCTACCACTTCTTCACAGATATACTCATTGGCATATTGAGAGAAGATTCGTAAGGTTACACAGTCTTTACCAGTTACAAAAGATAAAGCATGGTCAGTCGTGGTCTTACCTGTAGTTCCCCATACAACCATTGAGGCACTTGTGACTGGATATTGTACAATCGTAGAACATCCGGTAAGCACCACGGAAACCATTAGTAATACTACCTTAACGAGAACCATACAGTTGCTTCTCCAGTTCTTGTATTTTCTCTAAAAGTTTCAGTACATCTTGTATTGGTACCCATTTACCGGATACATCAGTTGTTATCTTCATAATTTAATAATGTCCTATCTTGTATTAACCACCATCTTTCTACAGCAGATTTGGCATATTCAGAATTAATATACATGCCTAAAGAGAAAACCTCTTTGTTGTCTGGATAGATGGTTGTCGTGTGTTTAGTTTTAATCTGATGGCCAGCAAGGCCTACTTCGCCAATGATTCTACCGGTATCGTCATAGTATAGAAAGTTTGCAACGGTCTCTCCGTCTTTCCATTGGCGACTCATAGGTTAAATTTCTCTTTGGCGAATTCGTTTAGTTCGGAGTAATGACCTTTTCGGCAATCAAATTGTCGGCAGGCCTTGGGTCGAATATCGTAGATTGAGCAACGGCCATCGACAAACATACCACAACCACCACCTGCTTTTCTGTATAGAGTAATGACGATATTGGAGTTTGGATTCTCTTTCCGTTGTTGTTCTGTGGGGTTCGTAAAACTTAATGGGTATAGTCCAGAGGTAATTTCTTCGGATGAGAGCATTGGTGCCAACAACTCACAGCAACGGGTACAAGTACCACAAGGAACATCCGATATCGGTTCATTTGATGTAACCGATGTAATAACCACTGGTAGATTATTGTAATTGTTTCGCATTAGATACTTCTCTCTGGCCGGTCAAAAACCATTGCGATACCACAGATGGTAAGAAGTAGATAACCTTTGGGTGTGGTTTCTCGAAAGTACCAGAAATGTTTGGAGAACCAGAGGTCGGTATGTGTCCAGTATTGAAAGAGATGTAGTAACCTCATTTTGCTTCCTTGTCTTTAATGATTAAATTGGTTCGTTCTTTACCATTTTGGTCGATACAAATCCAAGTATGGCTCAGCGGCTTCTGAGGACGGCAGGTTAAAACTATATTGGAATCTTTTGGTATCGGAGGCGCTTCTTGTCCGGAGGCGGCGGAAACGCAGAGGATTAAGAGAGGTACTATTACTAGATGTTTTGCCATGATATAGAAGTTTTGGTGTTACGTTTCGCCAGTTTTTTACTTCGTTAGATTATTCCAGAGGTCTTTATATGTTTCGAGTAGAGTGATCCAAAGAGTAAGAATAGTACGGATTGGATGCTCGATAAGTGTGGCGAGAGCAATAAGTGTGGCTGGTATAGCCACCAGTATGGTGATGAGAAATCCAAGAATGCCTAAAAATGTAATCATGTTTTTATAAAGTCAATAATCTTTTGTGCTGTGTTGGAATGGCGGGTCTTGAAAGAACGATATTCTTTCAGTTCTTCTTCTAGTTCAAGTATTCGTTTGCGTAGTAGTGAGTTCTGTTCTTCGGTATTGGGTAAATCTAATTTTAATTGTGGATCAGGTATGACGCCTTCGTAACCAGGATGATACGGTGCTTCGTCTGTGTATTTACTTGCATTATCTCTATCTTCGCTGGTAAATGTGGTCATGCCTATCTCCTATTGTAACGATTGTCCCATTTCTTTTTTAATCTCATCAATACGGTGTTGTAATACAGAAGCGGCCGTATTGAAATGTCCTGTACCTTCGTGGTGTGGCTTGTAGTAGTGTCGTAGTAGAGTTTCTTTCTCGGTTTCTAACACAGCCAAGTATTCTTCATTTGTAATATCAAAAGGCATATTATTCTCCAAAGATTAAAACGATTTCGTCCTCAGAAACGATATAGTAGTCTATACCATCGTATTTGGTTTTGCGTGCGGCATTCCAATTAGGTAATATCATATCACCTTCTTTGACCATTTCTACATCAGGTCCTAATGATACTACTTTACCTTTATTGGCTTCTACTGGATCGGCAGATGAAAGAAGAATGCCAGAACCGGTAATCTTTTCTTTTTCAATCAACTCAATAATTACATTATTTTTAATAGGTCTTAACAATTACAAATCTCCTCTTGGTATCGTTACATAAATCAACTACGTCTTTTGGTGTTTCATAATTTAACATACTACAATTATACTCGATAGCAATAGGTTTGTCAAACTTTTTATGGTAATCATCATGCTGTACAAAAGCATATGCCATTGTTATGGCAACAATAAAGAGGCAAAGTTTGAGGTATTCTAGCATACCTCTATATATGTTTATTGCCTCTGTGCCTTCAGCTGATTAATCATATTTTGTATTTGATTTCGTGTATAGCTACCTTGTGGTGTCCAAACCAAAAGGTGTTTTAGAAATTTCAGTAGTTCGTCAGGATGCATCTTTAAATATACTCGACCATTTTTCTAGTTTTATTTTCTTGGCTTCCATGGCAGTCAACATATCATGTTCATTGATTACCTTTTGTTCAACCAATAAACCAATCATACACAATAGTTGACCTAACTCCATAGTCAGGCATTCTTTGGTTGTTGCCGAATCTTCTGTGGGATAACACGATTCAAAACCGAATCGAAATATCTTAGAGGTTGCTTGGATTACTTCTGCACATTCTTCTTGTAATATAATTAATGTTTCTTTTGTTTTATTTTCCATCATCTTCTACAAATTTAATCACAGGCATATATTCTTCTACTTTTTTAAGTGCTGACTCTCTGGTCGGAGCAATTACTTTACAAGTATATAAACCATCTTTCATATTGATTGTAAATGGTACAACACCATTAATAAACCATTCTTCTTGCACATAACACTTTATGTGCCACTCTTTTGCATTGAGGCATCGTTTGATCATCTCATCGGCAATTTTCTTAGGATTAAAATCATCTTCAGCAATCATATTAGACATCGTTCCATTTCTCCACTAAAAAGCTTGGTCCTTTTTTTTCTTCAGCCAAAACATAATCTTCTGCCATATCTTCTGCTTTCTGATAATCAGCTGTTACTTCTTTTTTAATTATCTTTTCGTTTAGATAATAAACAATAGTGTAATTATACTCAGACCTTTCTACAATGGCTTTCTTATCGCCATTCATAAATTTAGATAATTCCATTTTTATCCTTATAATGTAAATTGCTTTGCTGATTCGATTGCATCATTCTCATTGTCATAATATAATTCTGCATTATATTCATCACAGATATTATACTTTACGACATAAGGCTTTTCATATTTCTGATCGTGATAGACGGTAGCTTTTAGATTACCTTCTTCACCGGAAAACGATGCAATCTCTTTTATTTGAATCATGCAATCAGTCCGATGAATCGATTTAATACAACACGATTTGACAATCGATTACCAGCATACTTACTAAATGCCGATACTAGACCACGAGTGGTGGCATTTTCTCTGACATGAAATTCAGTATCATCATCAGTATCTAGTCCTTCTGAACGAAGCAAATAATATTCATCAAAACCAGCATTGGTAACAATTTTATATTTCTCTTTACGAAACTCAGCTTTTAGTTTCATATGGTCACTAACTCTAGGGTAGAATGTGTGAGCCACACGACCAAACTCACGGCCAGATAATACATAGAAACCAATCACGTTACATTGTGTTCTTGCTTTTAATAATTTAATGTAGGCACTCATTAATTCTGGACCATATGGTTGATAAATCTTTTCTTCGTTTTTAGTAATTGGATCACGAATCACAAAGACCTTCTCTTTACCATATGCGCCACCTAAATCTAAATCTGGATTATTGTAACCAGATGCACGCAAACCTTTGTCGTTTGTAAAATATACACTTCTTACTGGATTGCCTTCGCCATCGGTTAGAAATACTGTGTTGACGATTTGCAATTTATAGTTTTTCTGAAATTCAGGTATAATCTTCATAGCAGCAATCACGGATTCATATAGTGGTGTGCCACCAAGATGCATCCAGTGCGGCCGAACGGCACGAGGTTCAGAACAATGTACTAAAGCGGAACAGGCGTAAGTAAACTCAGAAGCCGACATTTTGCTCGATAACAAATTCATTAATTTAAAACCATGTAAGTCTAAATCACCCACTTTAAAATCAACACTATACTTATCACTATGTTCGGATGTGAAAGCATATACCTCATAGGGAATATTTACTTTCTTACAGAACATTACCAGATTGATTAATTGTTTGAATGTGTTCTTCATGTGGTCAGACATAGAACCAGACCAATCAAGGAACATAATGAGACCATGTGATTTACCTTCAGGCAAAACTGTCATACGTTTAAAAATATCTTCGGTAAATTTATACGCATAAACTTTGTTCATGTTCAATTCACCAGTTTTGGAAATCGATGCACGTTTCTGCTGGTCAGCATTTTTACGCAATTCAAATTCTTTGGCCAAATAACCAACAACTTTCTTGGCATCATTACGGATTTTCATAAAAGCAGTTGTGTCGATACCGGAATAACCGATATCATATTTACTCATATCATTTTTGTATTCTGTCCATAACTGTTTATATGGAATAACAGCTCGTTTCAAATCAATATCATTGATGTTACCATAGTAATAATGTTTATTGCTCAATTCAAATAATTTACTTTCGTTTTGACGATATGATTTATCAGTCAAAGAATCGAATTCTTGACCAGTGGTATCTCCGCCATCATGGCCAATTCTTTGTTGTTTGTATTCATCTTCAATTTCATTCATTGATTCATCGGCTTCAGACTTTGGCTGGCCATATTTTTCGATGGTATCATCCTCATCTCCGTAGTCATAGTCATCAGAATCTTCATAACCTTCAGATTCAAATTCACCATCAGGATCTTCTTCTAATTCTTCTGGTGCATTTGCTTTACGCTCTTCGGATTCTTCTTTCATATAAGCCATAACATCATAAGCTAATGTAATCACATCATCATATGTTTCGGTATTTTCAATGCGATGAATTAACGACTTCTCAACATCAGTAAAACGAATGCCTTGTGTAGCACCACCTTTTGTATAAAGGTTAACACGGTCAATAAAATTCATATCATTGAGATCCGTACCATTTGTACCAAAGAAATCTTTTTCAATTAATTCACGATAGCCACGGACAAAAGAGGAACGAATACCGGGATATTTGTTTTTGATTTTTCTTTCGATACGAGAATCTTCTAGCACATTCATAATACCCATTGGTATTTTTTCTTTGTGTGCTTTCATCATGCCGTCTAGGGGAGTGTATAGTGCGTGGCCTACTTCATGACCTAGAAAAAGGTCATAGAGATAACCAGAGATATTCTTGTCAAGAATAGGTACAGTCAACACACGGTTTTTTACATCAAATGCAGCCGTGTTTGTATTGCGCTGTTCGATTGTCAGATTTTCATTTGCCATTAGTTTGGCAAGTAACGATTTAGATTGAATTAGTTCCATAGATTCTCCGAGTTAATAATAGTATTATCTCATAAAAATCATCTACCGTCAAGCGGCAACTTTCATGCTGTTGTTTTTATACAACGCTATGATCCGATAAGGCTTTTAGGTAGAGTTTTCCTTCTCTATATTCCATTTCAATTGCTTGACCTTCTTTCCAATGATTGTATTTTACGATTTCTTCAGGAAGAATTAGAATACCATCACCCGTACCATCGTTTACATCAACGATTTTGGTCAAATATGTTTTATTGGTAAAATTCTTTGCGTTTTTGGTAGTCATTTAAGTCTTTTTCCATTCCAGATAAAACAGCCCACTTGCGAGTTACGATATCCAAGCGTTTCCACGCAGGAATTTCATCGTCATCTGCGATTGCCGACAACCAAATATTTTCAGGACTCTCATTCATGCCTTTTTCCTTCGTTTTTATCAAAAATTCGCTGCTCAATTGCAGTTGCAAGCTCTTCGGCAAGATTCGGATTGAACTTTACCAAGAAATAAGCAACATCATCAGCTGGTATATGACGCAAATTATGCATAATTTCGTCAATTCCTCTATATATTTGCGTTTCTTCCCATTGTTGTAACATACTCACCTCACATTTTATAAAAAGTTTCATTAGGAACAATATTTTTGCCTTCTTTTTTCGCTTTACCGAGCGAATGAAGCAATTTTAACTCAATTTCAAGCTCTTTGGCAGACAAATTTTGCAAGTATTCCTCATAATCGTCCCAATCTTCATCATTCCATCCTTTTGGATTCATTTTTACTATCTCCGCATGCTGGAAATTTCTTTTGCTTCAGTATCCGTGAAAACCGGCACAGCATTTGATTTGTGCATTGTAGCAATGCCTTTCATTTTGTTGCCGGTGTATGAATTTGGAACAGGTTTTGTCAAAGCGATAAAACCAGTATCTAAGGACGCAAAGTGGGGAGTTTCACGACCTGCCGGAATCTTAGGTAAAGGAACACCTGTCGAAATATTCTTGGATTTTGTTTTACTGAAATTGGTAGACATCGAATTAATGGATAGTAACCATTCTTCGTGTTGAAGTTTTTTTGTTTTTGAAATTTTCCGTTTTTTGCTTTTTGGAATATATCCATAAATCATCATAACAATTCTCCAGTGTAGAAGAACCATTATACTACGGAAATAAAGGAAAGTCAATAGATATGTTGTTTCAAAACAACATTAATACCAATACCTTTTACTTGAAACGGCAGCATACTTACTTATACTAAAAAAAACAAAAAGTAGTGGTATTTTTAAGAATTCTTACTATGTGAAATTTCTAATTCTTCGTAATCTTCAGTTTGCCAATGTTTCATTTGTTTTTTTACTTCTGGATGTTCGCCTCTACGTCTTTTACTGTGTAATACTGTTTTGGCGTAATTGTAGTCATCGTTATAGTCTTTATTTTTACGAAATTTACCTACAAATTTTGTCACTTGGTTCTCCTATTTTATAGTTTCAAAATTGATGCCTTTTATTTTTGTTTCAGGCATATTAAACATATTATCCTCTGAAATATAGGTTATATTTGCACCAGGATAACAAGATTTTATTATTTTGAGTAATTGGCAGACGGTGCCATCGGAATCGTTGAATGAAAAGACCTCATCAACTATTTTTAAACCTTTTATGATATTCCTACGAGATTCATAGTTCTGAACAAACCCACCGTCACACCAAGCAAGATACCAATCAGAATGTATGCCGACAGCCAACCAATCACCTTTTCTCCTACATTTCTGTAAGAAACTTAATTCGTGATTTGTTAATGGGTCAAATTTTCCTGATACTACTATAATTCTGTCTTGCGAGTGCATTATGGTAAAAGTTGTGGGAAAGCTTCTTTAATAAATTTGTAATTTAAACCTTTAACACCTAAATCTTTACTTAATATACCAATAACGACTTCAGCTTCACGGGGTTCGAGAGATTCAATTAATTGCAATAACAATTGCTTTCTCTTTTGAGCCGTCAATTTTTCAGCGGTAGAATCACCTTTTCTAAACAAATACAATTTGCGAATTTCTGTGGATAACTGACACCTTGAGATTCCAGGTAAAGTATCTGGAATTTTATATTCTACTGGCATTTCTGTTATCAACCATTGATAGTTTGGATGATAAGCCAGTTCAAATACCTGTACCAATGTCTTTGACAGATTCTTCTCAATTACTGCTAATTTTTCTTTTTTGGTTGAAGCCATTTCAAATTCATCAAATACTTCATATAAGTTTTTCATCAGAATTCCTCTATTACTTCCATTAGATTTTTAAGTTTGTGTTCAATAAAATAATTAAGTAACTTACCTTTAGCAGGTTTTGTTTCCTCATAGGTATTTATAATTTTTTCTTTGATGTCTTGTGGAATAAAGGTCAAATCAATTAATGTCTGGTTTCTACCAAAATTAACGGTTTCATCATATGAAAAGTTTTTGACATCTTCATTCAAATACTTATCTAATGTTTTTTGTGTAATTGGTTTCTGGCGTAAATCACGGACAAAGCAATCAGATGGTGAAAACATATTTGGAATACCATCACCTTTATCACCACGAATAATCTTTTCTTTAAGTTCTAATTTGGGATTTTCAGACTTTACAAATTTCTTTTGTGACGGATTATATTGTTTGACGTTTGCACCATAAGCTTGCAATTGAAGAAAATCACCATCACTTGATAATATCAAAATCTTTTCGTGGGCTGAGTAAATCGGTACCAGTGTGCCAATAATATCATCAGCTTCGGCACCTTCCACATCAATTACTTTATATGGAAAGTTTTCTTTGAGTTCTTGCTTTAGTTTGGCAAGAATATCAAAAATCATGTGCCAATCTAAATCCGATTTCTCACGATTCTTTTTACGAGAGGCTTTGTAAAACGGGAAATATTCTTTACGCCAATACTTACGATTATCACAACATAGAACAAATTCACCATACTCATTTCTAAAATTCTTTATGTGATTACGAATGATGTTTAACACCATATGGCGAATTAGGTTTTCATCTAATTTACCTTTGTGGTTGGCAATCTGAGCCATGAGGCCGGCCAACAATACTTGATTTAAATCAACGAGAATCATAACAAACTTTCACAGTTTCAAAATTATATTATATCACTTTTTTTTCATTAAGGCAAGAAGTTTGTTAACTAATTTTTGTGATGTGGTAGTCTTTCTGGCAATAATACCATAAAAACCACCTGGTATTAGTCCAGAAGCATACTCTAAAGGACAGGCAAGAATAGCCTCGAAATCATCAACATTGTCATACTCCTCTGGATTTTCTTCACTATCACGGAATAGTACAATGTGATACATATCACCAAGAGAATTACCGCCTACTCTTTCTCCTGGAGTTGCATATTCAGAACTCATAATATCGATTTGTCCTTCTTCATCTCCAGCTAAGAATGTGAAGAAGTCAAGTTTTCTCTCTTTTAGTGGTTGTAGGTAATCTAGCATTTTTTTCCTTAATATGGGCTTTTCTAACTCTTACCATTATCCATGTGTTATAATATTCGTCACCTTCTAACACACTTCTGGTGAATTGTTCTTTTGCTTCCAAATAAGAACACATTCCTTTAGAGTGGCAGAGGTGTAAAATTTCACGGACAAATTTTTCATGTCCTAATTGTAACACATCTTGCTTTAAGATGTCACTACTTCCATAGTAAGTTTGCCAATCTGAACTGGCTTTATACCGTTTTTTTTTACCTTTGACTTGTTTGGTTTTGGCAGAATAAAAGAATTTCTTGCCTATGTATTTTTTCCCATTCGTTAGATTGGTTATCTGATATACGAACCCGTAATTATCACCAATCAAGTCTTCCGTAAAATCTTTACCATCATATTGCCAGTTTAGTCCCATTCCTTAGTATCCAAATCATCGTCATCATCCTCTATATAGTCCTCGGATAATTCTTCGATTTGTTCACCACAAAACGGACAATGTTCTGGTAATTCTTGTGAGACCATTTCTTCCATATATGATACTGAATATGTTGATTCACAACTCAGGCATTCACCTGATAATGATTTATTTGTCATTTAAATTCCTTAATGAGCCCACACATCGCCCCAATTTCCTGATAAAGCTCCTTTTGCATAATCAGTAGCACGATTTTCAAAGAAATTAGTGTGTGTTGGTGCGTTAATCATTTCTTCTACCCATGGTAGAGGATTCTTTTTCACTTTAAACACACCTTTAAGTCCTAAAGAAATTAGGCGGCGGTCTGCAATATAACGAATATACTTCTTAACATCTTCAGAAGATAGTCCTTCCATTTGATTTACACCAAATGCAAGGTCAATAAATTTATCTTCTAGTTGAACCATTCTTTCAGCAATCGTGTAGATTTTACCTTTGAGATCATCATTCCAAATCTCACGATTTTCTTCTATGTATGTTCTGAACAATTTAATCATGGACTCTGCGTGTTGTGTTTCATCAACAATTGACCATGTAATAATCTGTCCCATACCTTTCATTTTACCATGACGAGCAAAATTCAATAACATAATGAATGAACTGAATAATTGCATACCTTCGGTAAAGGCTGAGAACACGGCAATATGTGTGGCGGTATTCTCTCTGGTGGTATTCTTACTAGAGATGTCCATAACATAATCATGTTTCTCTCTCATCGCCTCATACTCTAGGAACTCATTGTAAGTGGTTTCAGGTAGACCTAGTGTTTCAATCAGGTGTGAGTAGGCTGCAATGTGTAACGCCTCTCTGGCAGCGAATCCTGTTAGCATCATACGAACTTCAGGTTGTGGAAAATATGGCAGATAGTTCTTAACATAACCACCAGCCACATCAATATCACCTTGTGTAAAGAAACGGAAGATTTGTGTTAGAAATGTTTTTTCTTCTTTAGTTAATTTTTTCTTCCAATCTTTCACATCTTCGGACATAGGAACTTCGGTGTGTAACCAATGGGATTGCTCATGTTTCAACCAAGCTTCATAAGCCCAAGGATAGTTGAAAGGTTTGAAATAGTTGCGCTCTTCCGATAGATTCGATTCTACTTTTTTTGTCATTATTGTTTTCCTTTAAAATTAACCTTCGCAAGCTAAACATTCGTTGCCTTGAGCAATAGCGCTCATATCTAATTCTTTAATCACTTCTCTTTCAATCTTTTTGGCAACTTTGTCCGCCTTACCAATTTTCTCAGAACGACAATAGTATAAAGTTTTCAATCCTTTTTTCCATGCAAGAAAATGACAAGCATGGAGATACTTCAAATTAACATCTGGTCTAAAAAACAAATTAAGTGACTGTGCTTGGTCGATATATTGTTGTCTATCAGAAGCCAATTCAATTACCCATCTCTGGTCAATTTCCATGGATGTTTTGAATACATCTTTATCGTGGTCAGACATCCATTCTAAATGTTGAACAGAACCATCATTAGCAATAATAGACGACCAAACATCATTATACCAATTTTCTGGTTTATCCTGCGATAGTTTAATAATCAATTCATTTAACCAACGATTCTTGTTTAGATATGATCCTGATAAGGTGTCTTGTCTGTAAGCATTAGCACGATATGGCTCAACAGAAGGACTGGTGTTGCCCATAATAATGGAGCTAGAAGCATTTGGGGCAATAGCCATAACATGAGAGAACCGTAGACCGGTGCCAACACAATCAGGAGGAGAGCCACGTTCTGTACCCAATTCAAGATTTGCATTATTTAATCCTTCTCTAATATGTTTAAATATTTTGTTGTTTGTAACTTTGGCCATTACTCCTTCAAAAGCAATGCCATTGCGCTGTAGATAAGCATGGAACCCAAGAGCACCGATGCCAATAGAGCGCTCTCGCTCGGCACTAAACTTTGCACGAGCAATAGCATTAGGAGCATTAGCGATGAAGTAATTGAGGACGTTATCAAGCATTTCGGCAACGTCTTTAAGAAATAATGGTTCAGACTTCCATTCATCATAGTTCTCCAAGTTTAAAGAAGATAAACAACATACAGCTGTTCGCTCTTCATTTGTAGGCAGAATAATTTCAGAGCAAAGATTTGATTGATGAATTTTTAAACCTTTGTCTTTGAGAAATTGTGGCATCTCACGATTGCTTGTATCGATATAGTGAATATATGGTTCACCTGTCATCATGCGAAGCTCTAGAATTTTCTGCCAAAGTTCTTTTGCAGATACAACTTCTCTTACTTCACCTGAATGTGGATCTTTTAATTCCCAATCATCTTTTGCTTCAGGATCCAACATACACGTTTCAATGATGTGCATGAAGTCATCGGTGATATTAATACCGTGATGTAGATTTAAACAACGAACATTGGGATCGCCTGTCGGCTTGCGCATCTCTAAGAAAGAGATAATATCTGGATGAGAGATATTGAGGTAAGCAGCATAACTGCCCCTGCGAGTGCGACCTTGCCTGTATGCCAAAGAACTGGCGTCATAGATTTTGAGGTGAGGCATGACACCAGTAGATTTATCGTCTGCTGAACGAATACCAAAGCCAATACCAACACCACCCCCGAGCATAGAAAGCCAATTAGTTTCTGATAGATTATCAACTAGTCCCTCCGCAGTATCTTCAATGTAGTTAAGGAAACATGATATAGGCATGCCACGCTTAGAACGGCCAAAAGAAAGAATGGGAGTAGAATAAGACAACCAATGTTTACTGCTGTAGTTGTATAATCTCTGTGCGTGTTCCGGATTGGAACTAAACGATTTTGATACGAATGCGAATCTGTGTTGTGGTGATTCTTCATCTTCTTTCATGTAACTTTCTTTAAGTCTTTTAATTCCAAGTTCGTCAAATAATTTATCTCTTTCTAAATCTATGCTGATGCCTAGGTATTCCATGTATTCGCCTTACCTTATTATTGTGTTATAAATTCTTTAATCATTGGAAATATCGGTTCAATTGCATTAGCACAAGCCAAAGCGATTTCACGATGTTCTTTTTGTGTTCCCTTTTCGCTTCGTAACTGTATATAGTGAACCCAAGACCGCATAGTTCCATTCATATACAACCTCGAAACTGTAATACCTTCAGGCAAAACTGCTCGTGCCTGTTCTTTTGCAATACCATGTTCGATAGCCCAACGATAAGCTCTCTCTGCTGCTACTATAACATAGTCTTGTTGTGTTTCCCAATTCAACTTTAAACCAACGTTATCCGTTTCAATACTATTCTGTCGATTCTTTTCATCTTGAATTCTTGCTTCTTTGAATTCAAAGCCTAAATCGGCTACTGCATATCTTTGAGAAAACTCCTGGAATGAAAAGGAACGATGTCGTAATATTTGTCTTGCTATATCTCTTGTAGTTTCAATTTCTAAACAAACATTCACCATTTCGAGTGGTGACCAATGTTGATGCTTTATTAAATAACGGACCAACTTTTCAGCTGTGTCGTTATTATTTTGATTTGATGGATTAGAAACTCTAGCAGCATATGCTACTTGCTCTAGTAAATTCTTACCATCTGTTCCTTGTGTGTATGATATTAATTTAACATTCATTATTTAAACCTTCTTCCAATTCACAAATTCGGCTTTCGCTCTTAAATTAACGAATGTATTTTTACTTATAATATCTTGGATTTCATCTGGTGAGAAACCATCGAGTATCATATCGTTAATGTCTTTAGAATCAACCATCTCTGGCCAAATGACAACATTATAATGTTTTTCTATCGCATCATCAATTTTTTTAATAATTTCTTTATTACGAGGTTCATTATCAAATATTAATGTGATCTTGGACTTATCGTATATAGATGTGATTGATTCCAAGTTACTGTCTGCGGTGGCCACAGCATTGTCTAAAAACATACTGTCAATAGGACCTTCCACCACATATATCATCTTCTCCTCATCTATCCTATCAAGTCCAAAGAACTTATGGTTATCGTCATGTAACTTCAGAGTTATGTATCTTAACTTTGACTCTCCTAGCGCTCGCCCCTGTATGGCGATGAGATTCTTTTCTTTGTCATAGAACGGAATAACAAGGCGCTTGTCTTCCTTAGTGAGCTCTTTTTGAATTCCCAGACTTTGTATGAAGGCTGCAAAATCTTCCGCATAGTATAGTTGCGATAGAAAGGCCTCTGGAATCCGTCTTGATTGAACATAGACTTTAGCAAAATGCGCTTCTGGTAAAGAGTCGATAGATGGAAGAACCAACGATTTCTTAAAGACTGGTTTAGGTGTTTTTGCCTCTTCAAATTTAGGTTTCTCATAATTGTTATTTCCTGTTTCACCATTTTTGTATCGCTCAAGAGCATACTCTTTTAGTAAGTTTTCATCTACTTGTTTTAGGAAGTTGTAGAATGTGGTCGATGCACCACAGTTATGACACATGAAGAAATAATCATTCTTTTTGCGATAAACATAACCACGGGATTTTAGCTTGTTTTTTTGGGAATCACCACATAGGGGGCATCTAAAATTATAAAGGTCATCCTTCTTCTTGGTAAACCTTTGTAATTTTGGCGAAAGTCGCAACAGGAAAGTCCTATCAATGAAAACACTCATAATATATTTAAGTTAATTTGTAATACTATTTAATGAATTTACTTATTGTATCAGGATTAACGTGAGATATCAACCATGAGATAGCAATAATACCACCGGCAAGCATCCACTTCCATTTGAGTAAAGCATCAAGAGCATCTTTCTCTTGTTTGTTATGTTCACTCATATCTTTACGGAGAGATTTAAATTCTTCCATAATTTCTTTATTCGAACTTTCCATTTTGTCCAAAACGGTATCTATTCGTTGATGTATTTCTTTGATATCGGCCTCCGTTTCCAGTCTGCGATTATCCATATCTGTATATACCTTTGCAATATGACGGTCGTGTTGATCCACCAGTTTTTCTATGACCTGATCCATTTTATTACAAAGAGAAGATAAAGTCAATACTTGTGTCTTTAAAACACCAATATCGACCTTAATATCGGTATCGTCAAAATCTGACATTTATTTCTTTTCTGGTACTGCTGTGCCTTCTAACTTCTTATGCACTTTAATCTCTTTGCAAACTTCTTTTTCTTTACCAGTTTTTTGGTCCTTCTGCATAACACAGGCTTTTTTGGTTTCGGCTGCATGAGCAACATGATAACCAACCAAAGACCAAGCTACAATGTTAAGTCCAATTAAAAGCTTTTTCATTTCTGTTCTTCCTTTTTAGCAAATTTTTCTGAAGCGGTAAAACCTAATCCTGCAATCACCAAATATATCATTGAATCAAATAGTGATGGAGTTACTTTATATCCATATATGTCAGCAACAAGTGCAAATCCGCATATTAAAAATGCCATGAATGTTATAACTCTTTTACTACTGATTGAACTATTGTGTCCATCAGATAACATACTGGTTAACCAATTCATTTATTAAATCTCCGGCTGAGGTGGTTGAACTGGTGCAGGTTTACCACCAAATCCTGTTACAACTGCTGGTGTGAATGGCGATGGTGCAGGTGCCGATGCAACAAAAGCAGGCGTTGTTACACCACTAAAACTTGGTGTAGATGGTGTTGTTGGTGCAGGTGATACTGTTGTTGTTCTATTGGCTAATTCCAATGCTCTCTTTTGTGCATCCTTGTCACCGCCAGCCAACATGATACCAGACAATGTACCAGTTAAAAATGTGGCGATAGGTATAATCAACTCAAAGAATTTTTGGTCGATTGGTGAAATAGCATTGAGTGGTTGCGTTACAAAAATTAAAGAGTATAATACAACGAATACAATACCAAACAATGTAAGTGCCAAACAAATACCAATAAAGAACTTCAGGCGAGCCATTAATTGCTCTTCTGTATACATAAAACTTTCTGGTTGTTTTTCTTCTTTATTAAAAATATTCAAGTTCATTTGCAATTCGCTCCAGTTGTTGGCGTTATTGGTGTTGGTGTATTTTGTGCAAGAGGTTTATTTCCTGCTGGTCCCAATCGTGGATCATTTTGACCCTTAAAGATATGTTCAGGACAAGTTCTTGTTACATCACAATATGGTAACTTGCAGATATCTTTATCCCAATTGGATGGATCTTGGCATGGGTAACGAAACTTATCGCCACTAAAATATGCCAATGTCAATGGAAGTAATAATAAAATAATTAGGCCTTTGGCTAATCTCTTATCATTCATTAATGAACTCCTAATACATGAAGTGCGTGTTCATAATGTTTAATTCTATCTTCAAGTCCAATGGTACCACCATTGATACGCTTTGTTAATGTGAGTATGTCGCCTTTGTCAGCCCATTGGTTAAGATTGTTTGTTTCCCAAAACCAACAAGCAGATTGAGCTGCACCTTCAAATGTTTGTAGATATTCGGATGCTTGTTCAACAGGTATTTCAATTGAGGCAGCAAACCAAGAATAGTTCTCTTTACCTGTCAATTGAATTAGACCACGACCACAATATCTGAAACCATCACCAGAGGCCTCATCGCCATTACCCATACGATTAGCATAGATACGATTTGCAATTGCTTCTTGTTTGTTTGGTTTGTTTGCATACTCATTTGCCAATTCATCTGTTGGGAAATACTTAGCAAAGAGTTTGCGTAGTGTAGGTGCTTTGTAATTTAGGTTCTCTTTGAGAAACACAAAATTACCAGATTCGTGGGCGCATTGTGCTATGAAGGCTGCAATACGCTGTGGTGTATTGATACCATAGTCAGGTAACAATTGTGCCAAGGCATTGTGCCATTGGTCAATATATGGATTCTTTGGAAGCAGTTGCTTCAGTTGGTCTTTTGTCAGTTCCATTATTTCTTAATCATTCCTAAAACTTTAGCTTTAATTGCTTTGGCCCAAAAAGGCTCTGGAAAGTGCCAACCTACAAATGCGCCAACTAAAACCCAAAATAGTGTGTCTAACATTTTTTTCTCCTTATACAGCCATAGATGCAACAGAAATTGCTGCGTTTATCATTGTGTTTAATTTTTCTTTTAGTGCCAAACCTTCAGCATCATCGGCGATGCCTTCCATAATATTGATGCCTTGTAACAATTGAACATATTCTTCTTTACTAATTTGGCCATCAGCCCACATCTTATTATATTCAATAATGTAAGTATTTAATTGTTCTGGTGTCATCTTGGTTTGCTCCCTAGTACATGTTGAATGGTATCAGCTGATTTAACAATCTGTTGCAATTTTGCCTTACAAAAGATTGGTGATATTTTTTCTGCTTTGTTAAAATAATCTCTTGTATCTTTTGTCAATGTTAATAACTTGGTTGACATATTATCCGTATCTTTGTTTCGTGGTATATGTGTTGTAAAGTTCTTAAATTCCAACGCTTTGATATACAATTCGTTTACCTGTGTAACAACTAGTATATGGTTGCCACAATTTTCTTCTGCAACTTGTGCTTTTGTTTTAATATCATTTACAATAAAGTATTCATTGGTGTCATATTTGGCCATGAAATAGGCATCAAACAAGGCACAACCAGATAAACTAAACGCAAATAAGACTATGAGTATTCTTTTCATAATTTCTTTTTATTTTCTTTCTCACGAAATTTATTATATTCTTTTAGTGCTTCTGCTGGCATGGGTTCAAAACTAACACCTACCGCCAATATACAATACTTTTGTTCTTCTACTTTTTCTACAACCGTAAACGATCCCGTTTTTTGATTTACAAAAATTACAAGTGGGTTAAAAATTGGAACACCTAGCACAGGAGAATTCAATGCACGAATAAACGGAACCTCATCAAACTCACCTACAAGCTTGTATATGTTCTCTTTGTTTACGCAAGAGACCGTGCGAGGTTCATTTATCACCTCTTGAGCAAATACAAGATTGGGTATCATACACAAAAGAATTAGGAGTTTTTTCATTTTACACTATCAAATATTTGTTTCTGTTGTTTATACCATAACTGCCATGCATTGTATCTATCTTGTAATTCATAATATAGTCCATAATTCTCATTAGCATTTTGTAACAAATCAGCTAACGTCTTTTTATCTTCACTTAGAGGCTTTAGAACCGGAGCGGGCTCCATTAGCACTTGAGGAGCTTCTGGAAACTTTTGGCTCAACGGCACGGTTGTAGAGCACCCAAGCATCATCAGACAACTTACACTCAGCGTTAATAGTTTCCCTTTTCGCTTCAATATCTTTAGCATTCTTATTCACCTTCTCTTTAATCAACTCTTTATTCTTATTAACTTCAGCTGCCAACTTTTCATTGGCTTTGGCAGATTTTACTTCTGCTTCTTTTATTTTTGTTTGCATCTCAGCTATTCTAGCACGATATGACATTTCTGTGGCATATCCTCCTTCAAAGAATACACCAATCACCAATAACACTATACCTAGTTGTCTACCAACCAAAGCGTATGGTTGAATTATAGGTATAAATCTAACAAGTGATCCTATAAATGTTAATACAAGTCCAAGAATAACTAGACCATGTATTGCCCATTGTAAAATCCAATCAGGTATGAATGACAAAAACCACATTGTTTATGCCTTTATCGGTTTTCTCCGAATAGACATAAGAACCGGAGTTTTTTTCTTTTTTAAATTGACACCTGGTTCACCACCAAGTCCACCTGTACCAGCAATTGCACCACGACCAACTACATTTGTTGGTGCTGCAGCTACAACACCATCTTCTTTTAATGAATCGTAATGTGCTTGGGCTTCTCTTTTAGATTTAAATCTTTGAACCATGCCTGTTGGTTCAGTAACTTTATACTCCACATGATCGGTTGTTCGTCCTGCTGGATTGGATATTTTCTCAATCTTTGAAGTTGTTTTTACTGTTGGTTTAATGTATTTTTTAAATCTATCTTTTAAATCTGTTTCTTCGGGTACACAATTAGGTACCATTCTATTGCCTTTTTTCTTCATACCTCTAGCTACATATCCTTGCCAGCAAGCTTCAAAAACACTTTCGGTTCTCACATTAATTGGTGCACCACGGCGTTCCGGATTTGGATCTTCTCTGCGTTTTCTTTGAGCAGCTGATGCACGAGCTTCTTTACCAATTGCATGAGCTTTGGCTTGGGGCAAACACTTTGGTTTACCTTCACCTGGTTCTCTTGCACAATCACCTTTGATATTACCTTTGGTGTCCATGCGAACCCATTTTTGTTTAAACCATTTACGTAAATCTTCGCCAAGGTGTTGTTTAAAGCTTTTCATCAACAGTTCCACTTTCTTAAAGCTTTGTTGATACGGCTATCCGGATCATTTGCTGTTTTAGCTGATGTTAATCGTTTCTTCATTCCACCCATTCTTGCACAAAATGATTTTCTACGATTGGCTGATTTGGAACCTGGTTTTAATTTAGATGGCTTTGTTGTGACAGCCATCGATAATTTAGAACCTGGATTTTCTCTACGATATGAGGCAATGCCTTTACGATTCAGGCCACCTTCGGGATCTTTACCTGCAGAACGTTGCCATGCTGGAGATTTTTCTTCTAAGTATTGTTTAAAAGTTTTCATATTTTTAGTAGTATCTCTGCGATATTGTTATCTAAAGGAATATCTCCGGTTCGTATATTCTTTCCGTTAATGCCATAAATCATATCCGGTAAAATATTCAAATACATCAAAAATGTTTTTAATACATCATAATCTCTTTGATCTATTTTATAGAACAATATTCTCGCTGTTGCTTCTGGTTCAAAAACATTATTCAATAAAATAATGTGATTTAATATCAGCCTTTCTTTTACAGATTTTGTAATTTTATATCTACGAAATAATCGTTTTAAATATTTTATCCTTTTAATATCACTTTCAAACTCCGACATTATACACATTGGAGAATTATAGTGTTTTACGGCATATATTAAAAAGTTTTCATCAGTCAAATTATCAAACATTATTAATCCTAAATTGGGGGCCGAAGCCCCCATATTCAATAATATAAACTATTAAGCAGTAACAGTCAATCCAACTGGTGTAGATGTTGTTGAAGCACCCGTACCTGTTGCGGAAACAGTAACTCTATAGAAGTTGTTGTTAGCATCGGTAAATGTTGGAGTAACTGTCAATGTTGCGGTTGTTCCACCAGAATATGTTGTATTTGCTGGTGTACCATTCGAAACGTTGACATAAGAACCGCCAAGTGTTGCAGAACGCTGCCATTGAAAGGTTAATGGAGCTGCAGTATTTCCTGATGTAATTGAAGCTGCAACTGTAAACGATGCTACTCTTCCACCACCAAATTGAACAGAATTTGCAGAAGGATTGGTACCAATCGTGATGATGGCATCTTGATATGTTGTATCTTCACCATCAGTATCGAAAGAACTCATAGCCACCAAAACTTCTTGTTGGACACGACCAGCACGACCACCGGAACCAGTGGTTCTTAGTACCCAACCTTGGTGTGCAACTTTTCCATCAACATTAATCTCATTGGCATCCACACCAAAAAGACCAATGGTTTCACCGACTGTATAAACATCAGCGGTAGTATTTGCATATAAACGAGCTACGTTATCCGCTGTTGGAGCAGAATAATTAGCTTTTACATTTGTAGCATTCACAATTGTTGAATTAACAGCCCAATATGGTGCGTTGGCTGCGTTATCGTATTTTCCGTGCGATGACATCTTTTTCTCCTTTAAATGTCCGTTGTTAGTTATTTATCTCTTATGTTTTTTTGTTTTGATCCAAAGGAGGACCAGGTTTTCTCATTAATGGATCAATTTCCAGAGTATCTCTGTCCTGACCAGTTAAAGTTTTACCTCCAGTTAAAACTGCTGCGGCTTGTGGTTCTTTATCACTTATAGTCAACTTTTTATCAGCTCTTACCATCGATGGTTTTTTACCATAAGGTGTTTCAAGTTTATCTGTTTTTTCTTTATCATACATGATACCACCACCAGATTGACCATCAATACCCTCTTTCATGCCTTTCTTTTTATATAACGACTTAATCATACGAGCTGATTTAGACATTTCTTTTCTTTTATTGTATTTCTCATCGGCCGGCAAATCAACAATTTCCATACCTGTTGTTTGTGTAGCAGCATATGAATCTTGATAGGTATCTTCTTTATTAAGTAGTCTAGATATAAATGAAGCCTTTTTAGATGGTTTCTTGGCCAGAGTTTTTGGTTTAGGATTATAACTTGAAGTGCCCAAATTTACCTTAACATTTCTTTTATTTTTGATTGAATCTAAAGCAGCTTGAGATACATGACCTTGAACTCCTGTGGAAAAAACTTCTGATACGTTTTCAGTTTCTTCAGATGTTGGTTTATAACCAGCTAAACGGTCTAGAGCTCTATTCCAACTTTTGCTATGAGATTTAATTTTTTTATTGTGGTCTTTTCTACTCATGCCTGGTTTTTTCTCAGGTACAACTGGTTGTTGTTTTAACCAAGAAAAAACTGTGGACTTTTTAAGTTCATCAATCTGTTCGGATTCTTCATCAATACCACTTCCATGAAATTTATGAGCAATGTGCATGGCCAACTTTTCATGGTTTTCTTTTGGTACATTGGTGCTTCTCAAATAACTCATAGCCGATTGGTGTACTTTTTTGTCATCGCCAGCATCACTATTATAAGGAGCATGTTCAGAGTTTGTCCATTGATCGAAGTGGTGGTCAACTTCTGATTTGGAAACTTCAGTTAATTCCACTTCTTCTTTATTCAGATGCGCCTGTAAACGGTCGATAGAACCTTTCATATCTTCTTTGCCTGCAGCATGACGAGCTTTCATTTCTCGCTCAATATCATCATGCTTTCTTGCTCTATCGGCGGCAGCTTGACGAAACTTATCTAAGGCAGTACCTTGAATTGTTTTTGCTTCGGAGAATGACCGTTTAGCCATAATCTTAGCCAACTTACTCATTGCCTTTTTGCGAGGTTCAGCACGCTTTGGATCCTTACTGGTTGTTTTCAGAACATAAGATGCCAATGTTTCAGGTGCTAACTCATCGATTTGTTCCGATTCTTCTTTTAAACCTAAACGGCGAGCCTCGCCTTCCATAAAAGAATGTAAACTTTCAAATTCACTAAACGATTTAGCAATTTTAACTTGATACCATTCTTCTACTTCTCCACCTTTATCAATGTAATCTAAAATTTCTTCACATGCGTATTTGATAAAATGTAGTTGTGCCTGCACCATTTCTTCTTTTTCGGAAGTGTCATTTTCTTTAATTTCTTCTTCAGTAAACCGCCTATCATTTTGGTGGTTTATTTTCCATTTTGCAAATTCAGCAGATTTTGCATGAGAAATTTTTGTATCAGTTGTAACAAATTTAGGATTAATTCCTCTAGAATTTAAATATACATTTAGAAGCTGTTGTTCACTGGCTTCGTTGATTTTATTATTTTCTATCATTTTTAGCTTTCAGATGTTCCTAATTTACCTAACATGTTTGTTCTAACTTTTTTTAATGCAGCTTTGGCCAAACCTCTTGCTCTGGACATTGGTGTATGAACTGCACCAGATTTGTCTTTAACATTACTCGGAATTCTTGTATATGGTTGATCAAATGGAGGTGCATCATCCGTTTCTGGACGTTTTCCTTCTTTAAGCTTGAGTGATGAAGCAGTTTCATGTGATTTTCTTGCTAGTGTGTCATCTGGTTGTATTGCTATAGGTGTAGAATCTTTTGGTTGATGTTCGCCTTCTTTATCCAAAGGCCTAACTCTTATTTTATAGGATTTAAAATCATTTGATTTACCACCAGGCATGCGACCAATTAATGTATCGGTTGTTATGGCGGAAGAATCTTCAGTTCCTTCTTTAACAGATTTCCAACCACCACCCATTGCTTTGTATTTTTTAGAAGCCCAACCATTAGCATATGCAGATGGATAAACATCAAACTTGGATTTGGCAGCTGCTTTGGCACGAGCCCATTTTTCTGGACTTGTTGGTACATTTTTCTCATCAATCTGTTCAAATTCTTCGTTACGTGCTTTTGCGAGATTCTTTGGATCAGAAATCGAATCTTTTGAACCAGATTTTACTTCAGCTGGTGTTAAAGGTGCATCACCACGAGCTTTGCGAACAGAAGCAGGAATATCAGAACGTTTGATACCTTCAATTAATTTTTTTGCAAAGTGCATATCTTCTTTGACTTTCTTTTTGCCACGAAGAATAGCAAAATCGTGTGCGTCAACTTTATTGTTTTTGTTCGCATCAATCTTGTGCTGGTCACCTTTTAATTCTTCGTCATACTTACCTTTTGTTTTTTCATGTTCTTCTTTATCTTTCTGTAACAATTCTTTTGTTTTAGGACCTTTAAGGTCATCAACTGAAGATTTGCTTTGGTCTTGTTTGGCCTTTGCAGAATTGCCATAACTACGGCCATATACTCTCATGCCTGTAGAAGTGGGTTCTTTGATAGGACTGGCTTCACCAATAATGTTTTTAACAGCATCTACCAAAGATTGGCTTACATTATTTTTTGTAAACATTTTTTTCTCCGTTGTTTTTCTTCTTTTTAATTGTTATTGTTTGAGTTTGGTTATCCGATGGAGTAACCATAGGCTCTTTATTTGAAGCACCACCAAGTGTGCCACCAACACCCATGTCGTTGGCACCAGGATCATCTATTGCTTCTAATACTTTTCTAAATTTATTAAATTGCTTTTGTTCTCTATATGTTACATCGCCAAGACCGGACATGGGATATACTGTTCCCTGCTGGCGTGTATCGTATTCTGGACCTATTCCGGTCACATTTCTAATTCTTTGGCTTACCGACTGTATGTCGGTATACCGTTTTTTGCTTACTTTTTCTTTGTCCTTGGAGAAGTTGGTTTCTTTGGGGACTGGCGAGATTTTGAGGACTGGCTTTTGGGCTTCTGTGTAGGTGCGGAAGTTGTAGCTACCGCCTCGTTTGTTTGCATTCCACTTGATGTCGTCTGCGTTGGGGTCGCTGGCTCGATTGTCGGCTGGGATACTGTCGAGTCCGTTTGCTCGGAGCTCTGGTGTGGTTTTAATTTTATAAAATCGAGAAGTGCTTTTAACATTTTTTTCTTCCTTAAATAATGAAATATTTCTATTTTTCCAATCACTAGCGATATCACTTATATTGCCAGTATCCAAGAACTGTTTAGTAAATTGATATACCTCTGTAATATCCTCTTCCTTGGTATCTATATCACCGGTATTATCGAAACCGATAAAATCCACAAATGATTCTCTGAAATATTTAGTATTTTCTTGACATTTCATCCATTTATCATACCGTACAGACTCCACCATCATTCTGGACAATGCTGAGTTTCTCTCCTTACTAACTTCATTTGTGGTATTGACAAAAATCATCATTGTGTCATACCCCAATTCTTCCAATTCCTCTTTTATATATGACATCTTTTCAATATCATCAGCTGGTCCGTTAATAATTAATGGACTCCTTTTACGAATAGATTCTCTACGAAAATCACTTGTTTTTTCTGATAGTTTTTGTTTATCACTCAAGTAATCTCTGGCTTGAACAAAATTTAATTCTACGATTTTGGACTCTGCAATGGCTTCACGGATTACAATATCTTTACCGGAACCTGGACCACCAGTCACAAAAATGGCTTTAAATTGGCCATGATTGTGTGCTTCATGTAGGCCCATACCTTTGCGTGTATCGTGCATGAGGTCTTTTGTATGTTTATCTGATACATGATCAGGAACACCTTTTCTAAATTCTCCAAAGTTTTTATTTTTGGCGTGCTCTCTCATTTTGGTGCCTGACATTCCGGTGGAACCTTCAGCGTCCGGATCACGATGGCCGGCAGAATGTATTGTAATTTTTTTAAAATCGTAATGACCGTGTTTACCTTTTACACCATTATACTTGTGTAAAGAATCTTTAAACTCTTTTACTCGGTCGGAACCGACCACAACATGAAGATGTGTTACACCTTTTTTGTGTAAATCAGATGCGTGGTGGAAAATAGAAGGATGTTCTTTTGAGGATGTTTTGAAATTGGTACCTGGTGAGTATCTTTTTAAGTGTTTAACTTTTTGTTCACCAGACAATGGATTCTTTTTAGAATCTTGTGAATGAGAAACTATAACGGTATGTTCAGCATTTTGTTTATCAGCAACATCTTTAACTTTATGAATAAGTTTAAGATGGCCCGTAGTTGGAGGATTCATGCGGCCAAACGTCATTACATGGTGTTTTTCACCTTGTTTTGTTTCTTCAACTAAATCTAAAAATGATTTCATTTACGAACTTTTAACAAATTTTGTTTAGCGAATTCTGCTCGATTAACCAATTTGGTTGGTTGGCTATCATGGTGTACCACAAATCCTTCTGGTTTTGATTTTTTACCAGCAATATGGTGTTCATAATGACCTTCATGTGTTTCTAAGGATTTCACCAAAGCATTCTTGGCTTGATGTAAATGGTGATGCATCGACAATAAATTTCCATAATGTGCTTTATGTTTTTCTACATGAGCAATCTGTGAAGCACCTTCTTTTGTCTTTTCAGATTTAGATTTTTCGGTAGTAACTTTGGCGGCTTGTTTTGCGTGAGTGTCGTGCAAATGTTCTTTAAACCCCTTAACACTCGGCACTTCATCGTGGCGCACTGTCTTGTTTATGTATGTTGATAGGTGGCCAGCTTCACCACTATGTTTCTTGTGTATAGAATCATACATCTTGTGGCCGTGAGTGTCGTGTATTTCTTTGGCAGCTGCCATATGTTTTTGAAAGTGTTTTTCATTCTCAGCAGAATGTTTAACTTTACTTGTATCATGTTCAGCACCATGAATATGGACATCTGGATGCTCTTTGAATTTGCTTGTGTCGACATGAGGAGAAGCATGTTTCATGTCATCACTATACTGGTGGTGGACTACTACACCAACTTTAGATTTTTTAATCTTTGCTGCTTCTTTGCCTTTGGCGGTATAGGTGATAGTGTTTGGAGTAAATGAAACATCACCTTTGGCTTCTACGATATAACTCTCATGTAAAGTTTTTGTGTCGGCATGGTGCATCAAATCACCTTGATACACACCATGTTTAGGTGTTACTTTTGGTAGATGTTTTAAAGCGTGTTTGAGTGTTTTTGCTAAACCAGGAGCATGGCCATGATTCTTATCAATATCTTTTTCTGTATGATTAATTTTTGGAGTTTTGTTGAACGCAGATTTGGTTGCAACAAAGAATTTACCATTCTTAGGATGGTGTCCAAAAACGATTGATGGAGAACCATCATATTTCATTGTTAGGTTGGTATTTTTATGTCCACCAGTCATGTGTGCATGAGCAGTCATCAGAGCGGCATGAGCATGTTCAAAACCCGCATGGCCATGCATTAGTGGCCGATCTTCGGCATGGTGAATATGTTTAAGTTCCGAACCTTCGGAAGATTCTTCTGTTAAGAATGATTTAAATGATATCATTGGTTTTCTTTCTCGATTTGCAACACACTATGGTTGCCGGTTTGCTTATTTATACAACTTCTCAACCTTTATGGTACAAACCGTTTCCAACGATTAAATTATTGGGTTAGATATATACGACCCAAAATTGTTGGATTTTAATTCCATTTGGTATCTTCAAAGTCTAGCCAGTAATTTGTCATTCTACCTTTACCCTCCATCAAATAAAATGGTAAAGTATGAACTAATCCTCTACTGGATCCATAGTATGACAGGTCTTTAGGTCCTCTGTCAAGAGCCCATGCAAAGTGGCTAGAACCAGTATCACCACCCACAAAGATTTCGGATGTGGTAATGTGGTAATAATTCTGAACAAAATTGGTAGAATACCGCCAGCCCTCAAATGGGCAACTTTCGGTAGGTTCACCTTTTTTGCAGATTACTTTTTCATAATCTTTATATTCTTCGGTAGAATATTTGGCAATAATCTGTTCATATACATTCTTTGGCCAGTTACGCCATTGATTGTATGGTGCATCAAACAATGGAAATATAGCAATCTTTTTTTCCATTGAAGCATTGTTTGGTATTTTTACCAAATCACCAGATATATCTCTGAAATCCCAAACATTAACTTTTCTCCAAGGCAATGATTGTTCACCCGATTCTGTTGAAAAATAGTTAGTCATCTTCAACATTATCTCATAGAATGTTTGGCAATGTGTGTCAGAGCTAACATTTCCAGGTTTCAAATGAAACTGAATCATTGGGTCATTGTTGATTTTTCGTATGTGTTCTAATACATTAGCAACACCAATCATGTCACCATTTCGGACTGTGCCAAAGGTTCCTGGTTCAATATTGATAATCATAATAATTTTTGTAGTTCGTTTGCGTGAACCAGTTTAGCTTTACGATTGAGGTAGAAATGTTTTTCAAATATTTGATTGATGTTCTTGCCGTTATCCCATGACACATCATCACCAACTCTAAATTCTGGTTTCCAATCTTCTGCTTTCCAAACACAATATAATGGAACATTACAAAGGTCAGCCAACATGCCAACACCTGTAAAGTTTGTGATAAATGGCTTCTTTAGATTTTTAATAATGTAAGCATTCTCCAACAATGTTCGGTCGAAATCAATGAATTCACAATCTTTTAAATGTGACAGTATATGGGTTTCTCTGCGGTCATCGATATTACCTACTGCCCATCGGTCTCCAACATAATATGCATCTTTGACAGTAATATCATATTCTGGCGTTTTTACAGAGAAATCATCATCAACCTGAAACTTCATATGATAATTATCTTTCATGAAGTTCTCATAACGACAAGTTTCAATTGGTCGCTTTGGATCATTCTTATCTTCTCTGATTGGCCAACTACTCATATTAATTGCACCAGCAAAGAAAATGTCATCATCAAATTCAACACTACTAAAGATGTCCTGATAAATTAAGAACTCTTTTAGTCCATTAAATTTTTTCATTTCATGTCTAATAATTAAATCGTATTTTCCATAGGTTTTACTAATACCGGACAGTACAGGTAAACCATTTAGAAAGTCGCCAAGGTTGGCAGTTCCATTGAGGTGTATTTTCATTCACTAAATTCCTTAAAGGCAACAAACCAGTCCGATTTAGAAACTGGATGCAATTCAAACAATTCTGGTTTTTGTAGGTAAGACATCAATAATAATGTTTGGTCATCATCAATCAAATCATTTTTAAGTAATTCATTTATACTATGATACACCATTTTTTCTAGTGTTGGCCACATTTCTTTTCCCGCAACAATACACGGGCCTGTTATATGAACATCATTGTTAAAAATAACATCACTAATATATGTGTTGGGTGTCCATTCTTTAATATTGAAGAAATGTATTTTATTTTTATCAAAAGGATATTTCCATTTCTTAACACCATTGAGTGTCGATTCTTCTCGGCAATAACCAAAATCCATCCATGCAACAAGGTCGGTGGTAATTAAATTGTTTTCAATTGCCTTTGAAATGAAAGAGGATTTCAATGCATTGACAATAACATAGTCGGCATTCCAATATTCTGGATTACGACTTTCTTTAGGATTAATTTTGCTTTGATATTCAGGATTTTTTTGTACCTTTGAAACCTTTTCTCTTAGTTCTTGAAAGTTGTTTTCAAAATCAACTGTAAGTATATCGGTAACTCGGTCTTGCCTTAAAAATTTAATATCATTGACAAATTCATTTGATGTGTATACCACCATAGGATTTTCTAATTTGGCCATATGACCAAATCGTTGTAGGTATGTTTGATTTGTTCGGTGTAGATAGTGTGGCAAACCTTTATCTGGTGTCCAATCACCACGGCCAATATCAAAGAAGGCAGTTACAATCGTTATGTCGTTCATACAAGTTCTGTGTTAAATGTTATAACTTCGTTTTCAATAGGCCAATAATACTTTTTGTAGTTATTGATTATTTCAATATGTTCTGGTTGTTCTTCTACAAACTTATCAAAATCAAAACCTTTTTGGTGCTGGTGTGTATCCGTCAAATATGAATTAACACTATAATTTTTTCCACACAACATATAGTAAACTACCATGTAACAGTCCATGAAACCTAATGGACTGTATTGTTGTTGAAAAGCATTGTGATTCTTTTTAAACCAATCAATTACTCGGTCATAATTTTCTAAAAAGGTAGAAACTTTAAAAATTGAACCTCCACCACAACCATATTGATTGGTCAAAGGTCGTTTACCAGAAAACTCTGTAATACTATCAATGATGTTATCAGGAATAATATTACCAACTTTAATGTTCCAACCAGCCATTTCCCAATCATCTTTTACTGTAATAGGAGATTTCTTAATCCAAACATCATCTTCAACCATCATTATATGAGATGTGTAAGTCTGTTCACAGGCAAATTTAAATCTTTCAAACCAAATCAATACCTTTTCTAAATTATAACTTGGATAACCAAGTTTATCTTCAAAGTATTGGTAATGACAATTAAATTTTTGAGCAATATCAGATAAATCATCTGCACAATCTGAACCTAAAAAATAGTAATCAAAATGATGTTTACGGATATTCTCTACAATTTTTTCTGTTGATACTCTTTTACCAGCAGAAGCCAAATGAATAAATGATATAGATGCCATTACATTAATCTTTCAGACCAAGTTTTAGGAGTTTTATCGGTAACAATTTCCAATGGATAAGCATAGTCAAATGGTTTAGGACCTTTTGCTTTAATATAATCAACTGTTTCTTGTATAGATTGTTGTAGTGTTGTTTTGGTTTCATAGTTCAATAACCAACGGGCCTTATCAGCAGAACAATCTGCGTGTTTCACTTCTCTTGGCCTATCTTGCATATGAATTGCCTCACCAGTGAAACCTGTTGCATCTGCTACCAGTTTAGAAAGTTCTTTAATTGTAACTGTGCCATCATCAGGCCCAATATTAATAATCTGACTGACAACTTTAGGATCAAGTGCCATTTTTTCTAAAGAACCAACACAGTCATCAACATAAGAGAAACAACGGGTTTGTTGGCCATCACCATAAATGATTGCAGGCAGGCCACGCAGATTACGATTAATCATAATACTCATTACATTACGGAATGGGTCATCATATTTCTGACGAGGACCAACAATGTTATGTGGCACAGCAATGTTCCATTCCATGCCATGAGTTTCACAGAGAATCTTTAATACATCTTCACCAGCAACTTTAGCGACACCATATGGGTCAACTGGTTGTGGCGTCATATCTTCGGTGAAAGGATGTGGTTGATTACCATATCGTGCCATTGATGTGCAATATACAAATCGTTTTACTTTGTTTTGAATGGCAGCAGAGATTGTTGCAACAGAAGCCTCAAAGATATTTTTGGTAATGAAACTAGGACTGAATACAGACAAACCTTCATGTGCTGTAGCGGCAGTATGAATGACAACATCACAACCTTCCATAATGTAATTCATCTTGTCCATATCACAACAATCTACAACATATAGTGTTGCTTTCTTAGGCACATTGTCACGATAACCACCAATCAAGGTGTCGTTACCAACAACTTCATGGCCAAGTTCTAACATTCGGTCAGCCAAGTGGCTGCCAAGAAAACCTGCTATTCCTGTAATAAAAATTTTCATGTTAATCTCTTTAAAATGGTTAATCCATTATTATTAGTTCTACGTTCAACTAATTGCCACTCAGGATGAGAATCAATGAATTCTTGAACTGCTGGCCAAATACCTTTACCACCAAATTCACCTTGGTCGGCAAATAATGTTGTATCGTGAAATAAAAGATATTTACGAACTTTACCTGCGTGTAATTCTAATTCTTTTTGTACCTGTTCATAGATATGTAGACTGTCCACCAGCATCAAATCGGTTTCTGCAATTTCAACCTTACGAGTATCATCAACATGAAGTGTTACATTACGGCCAGCATTCCTGGCTTCATCAAAAAACTCACGAATGCCAGGTAAAGGCATAAACTCATAACTGTGTAACTCAACATCATGGCGTAGAAAAGCACGAGTGCTTTGAGCCCAACCAACACCAAGTTCCGTTACATGATTACATTCTGAAGTTAAAACTGATATTGTTGGTAAGTGTTCGTGTATGTCTGTATCTTTATCACAGGCATCTTGATATTCTTTTTCAAAGTTCATTATGTTGTCCTAAAAGTAATTAAATCTTCTTGTTGGTATTTTTGTTTGATGTACTCTTTCCACACAGGCACTCGGTCATATTGGTGAACAATTACAAATGGCTCACCCAGTGATGTTTTAACAATGCCATCTTCAAATTTTGGTTCTGGTTCCAATAGATGTGGTCTGAATGATTCAATTTTAGAAGGATCAACGGTAGTACCAGCCTGACAAGCCCATCCATCCAGTTGTACAGCAAAACGAGTTATATCTTTAAATGGTTGTGTTTGAATTAAAACATTATATACAGCCTGGTCACAAATAGGAATAGGCCTATTGATTGCATTAAATAAAATATTGAAAACCATATCTTTTACATATTCAGAAACGCCACCAATGGTTCCAACATTGTATATTTCGTTATTTTTGAACTGCTCATGGACATATGGTCCATAAGCTTGCATAAGATTCTCGTTACCCCATGGTTCATCTTTGTATCTCATACCTTCGGAACCAGCAACCAATTTTTTACCTTTGAGGTTCAATTCTAACCATGTAATTGGATTTGTTTGAAAATAAACATCTTTGACATCTGTGGTGACCACATGATTATAATTTTGCCAAGTGTTTTTGAGAAAATCGTAGATTGAAAGAAATCGAGCCACATGAATTGGGGCTTTGATATCATGCATCTTAATGATAATGAAGTTCCGTTTAACTAATTCATCAATAGTTTCTTGTGAAGCATTACCAACAACCATGGCTTTGTCGCCAGTAAAACCACACTCATCAATTGATTCAACCCAAGGTTTTAATTGATTGTAGTTGTAATTAGTAAATGCACCTATGATTAGGCTTTTTTCCGCCATGGGTATTCTCCATTATATTTTTCATTCATTACTTTGTTACCATTCTCAAAGAATTCTGCATTGACAGAACCTTTACCACCATCTACTCTATAACACGTTGTATATTCTTTTGTACAATCAAATTTAGGAAAATGATGTGTTATTGCTTGTAGAAACACTCTATCTTGACCCCAACCACCGTGCCAAGCACTTGCAATTTTATTTGCTACTTCCGTTTTAATGAAATAACAATTAGTATCTATATGGTGGACTCCGTGATATGTTGGCCACTTACCTAATGATTCACAATCATCAAAACAAACAAATTTACCTTCTTTATTATATATTTGTCGTAGGGAATAACACCAATCCAAACTTCTTGTGTTGATTGTTTTGATACAACTTTCCACGTGAGACCGATATAACCAATTATCTTGGTCAAGATAGGCAACATATTCTGTATTGATTAGGTGTGTGAAGGCAGCATAGACACGGTGACCATAAAACCCTTTGGCCCCGACATTGATTGGTAATGAACATATATGAACTCGTATATCATCAACAGCTGAACCTAATGCTTGTATTGTTTTATCTAGATGTTCATCACCATCAATAACAACATAACATTCTGTAGGATGGCTTTGGTTCAAAACAGATTCAACGGCAGTTTTAACCTCTGGTGATCCAGTGGTTGGTATAATCACAGTAGCAGACATAATTTAATCTCGTGTTAGTTTCAGTATTCTCTCTATTTGTTTCTCTATAATTGGTTTACGATTCGGCCAATATATGTATTCTTTTTCTCCAGTTTCCATCAATTTTTGAAGAAAAGGTATAATAATTTTTTCAATTTGTGTTAACCTATTCCTATATGTATTCGCTGTTTGATCAACGGATTTATTCAATATAGAGTTATATTCTTCCTCACTTACGGCTGTAAAGCCAAAATCAAAATCATCATTCATATATTAGTATAGCTTTCCAAATGGTCCAAAACCTTTTCCTCGTTTTTCAGCTAAGAAAAATAAGTCGGTAATAAATTTTTCAGTTTTCTTTTCAGACAACTTTGTTATTTCATATAAAAATTTTAATTGCATTAGTTTAGAGTTGGTTGTACCATAATTTTCAGGATCAATTATTTGATTTAATATATTCTCTGAAAACTCTTTATCATTTGTAAGACCAGTTTTAACATTTTTATTTACTACATTAAACATGTCTTTATATTGTTTTTCCTCTTTTACGAATTCTGGAGCATTTGACGGATAATCTTGCCATTTGTTTACAAAATCCATTTTATTTCTTTTAGCAGCTTCATACACCAATTCAACAGGAGCTTTACCAATTTGAGCAGAGCCACCGGGTTCTTGAAATTCAAATATTAAATTACCTGGTCGATAAGTTCTACCCGAAGTTCTAATCGTCAAAGTATACTTGACAGTTTCCTTAGTATATTTTACTAAAAATAAAACTGTGGCATTTGCGGCTTTAAAGGTGTTATCATTCCTTAACACAAAGTCACATCGCATATCTGTAATTGTAAATCTTGGATTTTTTCCACTAGTGAACAATACACCTTCTTCAATATTAACTTCTTGATATCTGGCTTTTGCAACTCTCTTATCCACAAGTTTTAATGAAATTCCAACTACTTTTCTTTCTTTAAAAAGTGTTCTCAACAGCGTGTTTAACATTTCAATTTCATCACTATTTTGTACGGCATCTTTAATTTGTTTTATAACTTGGGTTTCATTTTGAACACACCAAACATCGGCAGGATCCCAAGCATCTTTTTTACTAATACCGTATTTTTGATTCACCAGTTTTGATACGAAATCCATGAATCCACCTTTAACACTAAATTCTTTAAATTTAGCATCAGAGAATTCATCTAAAAAACTTTTTTGTTGTTTGTAAAAGCTATCAATCCATTCTTTAGTTACAAACGGATATATTCCTTTTTTTGTTGGAGTGCCAATAATAGCTTTTTTAAATTTGTCATCATTTAAAATATCATCAGGACTTTTATATTTTTTATTGTAGTTTAAAGCTTGGTCAAAAATCCATGCAGAAGTTTTCTCCTGCATTTCTGTCAATTCGGATGCGTTAGGTTTGGTTGCCATGTTATCTTATAATTTGAATGTCTTTACCTGAAGTCCAGATTTCTAATTCTGTCCTTAATCTATCCTCTGATTTAAGGGTTTCGTATCTATTTATAGCTTTACTCCGCCACCATTCGATAACATTATTCAATTCATGTTTATGATAGTTTTCACCAGGTAAAAGTTTATCAGTTTTTAGGTTAACATAATCAACCATATTTTTAAACCCATAGTCACCAACATAATATCTTTTCTTTTCTGTTAACGATTTAGCCTTTTCAATCGTTAAAGAGAATGCCTCTGCTTCAGGTGATCCCTTTAAAGCCGCTTTAGTGAGAGCAATAATTTTTGTGAATGTTCTCAATTTTCTACTGGTGGTACTTTCATCACCACCTAAAATATCTCCGACTTTACTTTCAACATATTGTTTTAAATCATTATATGATTGACCATGCATCATTGGTACTATATCGGATTCGGTAAGACCTTTGTATCGAATATATGGTTTCATACCATCATATTGTGATACCTGTTTTGTCGAACCATATAAACTGGTTGTTTCGAACAAACAAAGATTCATACCATATTTTTTATTACAGATTTCTCTTACTGTATGACTGGTACAAATGGCAGCCATTAGTTTACCACCTAGGTAATTAAAACCAAATGGCTGAGATGGTACAATTACGAATCCCATCATAGCAGAGGCATTAAAGCGCTTGGATGTTTCTGTGGTTTGCGAGAACACTTGTCCAAGCATCTCATTGCGTGGTCGCATATAGATTACAGGTGAACCTAACCGAATGAAACCTAGAATCTTTCCTGAGTTCTTTTCTCTGACTGCCAATTGTACATTTCTACCAACTGGTGCTTTATTGATATGCGATGATGTAATGGAAAGTAATGTTTCCCATGTTTGACCTGGTATTTCTACCACTTCAATATCCATATCATTAGGGTGCATTGAAAAATCTGAAAACAAATCATCTTCAGGTGGAAATATTGATGTTGGTATTTGATCGAGAGATTTTATTTTTTCCTCTCGCATGTATTGTTCTATGTCATTATAATTATTAAAATAATCATAGAAGGCTTTTGCACAATACAATCCATCATCTCTGGAGATAATCATACTTTAAATCCACTAAATGATTTCTTTTGTTTTTCTTCTCTTGTACCAAATGTATTCAAAGGCTTATCATGGCCAGCATCTGCAATACCCACCTGCGCAGCCTGTTCAACATCATATAGTTTCATTTTGGCTCTATCGACACCAAGAGTAAATCGTTTGTGGAATGTTGGATCATTATATCGATTCTTTAATTGTTTGACCATGATTTGGCCAAGTTCTTCTAGTTCCTCTGAAGAAATAAGAGCAAACATTAGGTCTGCGGTGGCGGGAAGTCCGAACGATTCACTCGTATCCTCAAGACCCGGATCACTGGAAGTAAATCCTGAGCGGGTAGTTTGTGTAGCAGATACAATAGGAACATTATACTCAACAGCAAGGCCACGTAATTCTTCTGCAATTGCTTTAACGTAGGTGTATGAATTAATATTTGCACCAGCCTTAATACGAGCAGAACAACAAATATTGAGATAGTCAACAAATATAATATCAGGTACAAAAGACCTCTTGAGATT